ATACTCGTGGAAGTTCCCCCGGTAAGTAGGGCTGCCGAAAAACCGATTTCGGGGACTCCCCTTTGCCGAACTTACTGTCGGGGTAGGCAATAATATATATCCGTTCCCTACGTTGTTGCATTCCAATGAAGCTACCTTGTAAACATTGCCATTGCGCATCATACCCGATTTCGGAAAGTCCATGTAAGACGTATTCGAGTCCTCGCTTTCTAAGTAGAGGGCTATTTTCGATAATGACATAATCGGGTCTGACTTCTCCGATAATTCGGTGCATCTGTCCCCATAGTCCAGACCGGTTGCCCTTAATTCCTGCGCCTTTTCCAGCAGCGCTGATGTCCTGGCAAGGGAACCCACCGCTGATGATGTTAACAAATGGCGGGTTTTCAAGCGTTCTAATATCTCCATATACTGTGTGTCCATCTCCAAAATTTTTTTTTAATTACTTCCGTTTGATACTTTTCAAATTCACAACTCCATTCGGTTTTTATGCCTGCAAGTGCAGCACCCAAACCGAATCCCTCTACTCCGCTAAACAGCGAACCGTGCGTTAATTCTCTTTTCATTTCTTACTGTAAAATTCCATAAGTTCTTTAATACTCTGCATAAGCCCGTCCTGCGTCTGTTTCTTGCCTTCCAGGGCTTTTATTATCTTCTCGTCTACCGTTCCCGTGGTTAGGATGTGGTGCACGGTTACGGGATACGTTTGCCCCTGGCGATACAACCGAGCATTGAATTGCATGTATAACTCCAAGCTCCAAGTATTACCGAACCATATAAGCGTATGCCCACCTTTTTGTAGGTTAAGCCCGTGTCCTGCGCTCGCCGGGTGCGTTACAAGCACTTTAATTTTCCCGGCGTTCCACTCGGCTATCTGCTCGGGCTTCTCCAGTTTGACGGGCTTATAAGCCTTTAGCTTCTTCAGTATGCGGTCGAGGTCGTGCTTGTACGAGTAGGCAACCAATACGGGCGAACCGTTAGCAGCCTCTACAAGTTCCTCGAGCTTCTCCAGCTTCTCGTCGTGCAACTCAATAACCTTTCGGTCGGCATCGTATATCGCACCGTTCGCGAACTGCTGTAGCTTATTGGATAGAGCCGCCGCACTTGCCGCACTTATAGGCTCGTCCGAGTTGATAAGCTCCAATACTTGCTCCTTCTCAAACTCCTTATATTGTGCCAGCACCTTCGGGGACAACTCTACACGGTCATATATGTTTATGCGGTCGGGCATCTTCAAATAGTCCTCTGCTGTCATCGATATGGTTATGTCGCTGATAAGGTCACTTATCTGCTTCTCTGTTTCCTCTTGGGGGCTTTTCAGTGCATAACTGTACACTATGTCACCGTTCCGCTTGTTGGGTCTGAAAAACCTATCTCTGTACGCTGTGATTGATTTACCGAGCCTTTGCCCTTGGTCTATCAAATACATTTGCGCGAATAGGTCTATAAGTCCGTTTGGTGACGGCGTTCCCGTCAAGCCTACTACTCGAGGTATAAACTTCCGAACCTTTCTAAGGGCTTTAAAACGCTTTGAGGCGTGGTTCTTAAAACTGCTTAACTCATCGATAACAACCATATCGTAGGGAAGCTTGATACCTCCGTACTCCATTACGAGCCAAACAATGTTATCACGGCTAATCGCGTATATGTCCGCCTGCTTCTCGTAGGCTTCCCGGCGCTGCTTAACCGTACCGTCTATTACTGATATCGTCAAGTCCTTAAGGTGTGCCCATGCTTTAATCTCGTCGCTCCAGGTAACTTGCGTTACCTTCTTCGGGGCAATTACCAGGCAATTAGATATGATGCAATTATCCAAAAGGTCTTTGATGGCTGTTAGGGCTGTTACCGTTTTGCCCAAACCCATATCGAGGAACAACGCGCAAAACTCGTTGTCGATAATATGCTGCACTCCCTTTACTTGATATTCGTGTAATTGCTTTCTTTCTAACATAACATTGCTTTTATCATTGATAATTGGGCATTGAACTCATGGAGAACCGCCGGTGTTATATGTTTTATTACTCTGTCGTAATCGGCAGCGCACTTGATGCACTGACCGTTTATCACTATTTCGGTGTGTCCTGCGATACACTTTAACCTTAAATCGATATAGTTCATCATAGCTTTATTACTTCATTAATTTAGTTTTGTAGAACGCACAAATGCTTTTGAAATCCTGCTCCTCTGATATGTAACCCAGCGTTTTACGCGAAAGGAAATTAACATCACGGGTAATATCGTGTTGCAACTGCTTTAGAATTTCCTCGGTGTTGCCGAACTTATCGTCACGGACATACAGCGCGCCCGACTTGATACCAAAGTACATACCTAAACGATACTCGATTTCTTCTTTTAAACTTCTCTTTTTTATGATTTTTTTTTTAAAAAAATTGTCCTTCATAAATAAATAATTTCTCTGTAGCTTTTTTATCGAGGCTAATGCAATTCTGTATTGGCTTCTCCCAAATTGTAATAAAGTCGTCCGGGGCCTGATATTCGGAGATATAGACTTTATGACCGTCATAAACACGCTCCCGACACCACTGCCAAAACTCATCGTGGTTTATACCGTCTGAATATCCTGTGGTACCCATATATGGTGGGTCGCAGTATATTATGGACTCCTCTGGAATTCGTAGGTCCCTGTAGTCCCCGGTACGAAATTCTACGCCCTGCAGTTTGGGTACCTGCCGTGTTACATTCCTTACGGCCTCGGCTATGCTGTATATATGCCTGCCGTCACTTCTCCAGTATGCGCCGGAGTATCCACCAAAGAATTTACCCCTGTAAGAAGCCATAAACCCCACCCAGCCCATAAAACCAGGGTCATATTTGTCAGACCCAGCCCGGAAACAGCTCTTAACATCGTTATACAGTTCGCGGCTTATTTTCTCGGGGTATTTCTCCCCGGACGCCAAGCCCTCAAACATGGCTATCAGATACTCGTTGTAATCGTTTGCTATTCTGTTTCCCGATACTTTGTCAGTCACATTGCACCCACCGCAAAACGGCTCTACAAAATACTGCCCTTCCTTTCTGTCTGCCAAGATTAAAGGCAAAATTTCTTTTGCTATTCTTGTTTTACCGCCCATATACTGCATACTTGTTTATTTTTAATTTGATACTACAAAGATAACCCTTTTCCTGGTACGTTGTTTATTTCCTTAACATTTCTTAAGAAAAAACTTATCGTCGCGTCCCGGCTTTCCAAATCATCGATAACAAATACTTTAAAACCTAATGCTTCTAACTTGCTATGTACTAGTAATTGTATCTTGGTTGGTTTCTTACCCGTGGTCTTTATCTCGGCAAATCCTACATACCCACCCTGGCAAAGTATCATTCTATCCGGCAAACCTTTTATAAAGGTGGATAATAGTTTTATTACCCACACTTTTTTTGTTCGGTTAAGCTTCTCGGAAAATGTACGCTCTAAATCTTTTTCACTTATTATATTCTTCATTATTATAACGTAAATTGAATTGCTTTATTCTCTAATTTATAATCACACAAGACCTCCGGGTATGTACCATCCGCGCGCTTTGCCGACATGTTGCGGTAGTAAAACTTGTCCCCTTTCATACCGAAGTAGCGGAGCAAATGCCCCTTGGCCGTTACGATATAATCGTGCTTCTTGTAGTTCTTACCTTCGAACCCTATCTTTAACGAGCTTCTGTGGTTGCCAAAAAGGTTGGTATACTTTATCTTGAACGTTTTTGGCGGCAGGTGCGTTTCCGCGGTGTAAAGCCATGGTCCCCATACCGAAAGGTCTGTATACGAGTGGTTGCCCTCTGCATCGACGCCCAGATACATATAGGGCTCGTTACCAGTCATGAACACCGAGTAACCGACATACTTACCGTTCCACTTCGTTCCCTCAATATAGAACGTTGCTGGCTTCATTGTCTCGTCCAAACAAAATACCGTCGTATCATCGCTTTCCTCGTCCTCTACGGGCTTTTCTGCCTCGGCTGGTGTAACTACCTTGGTTTCCTTTAAAACTTCCTTAGATAGCTCCGCAATGCGATATTTGCAAATGTGGATAATCTTTTCGTAGTCAAGCGTCCGTTCCTCGCCTTCCTTGCTGCGTAGCACGCGTTTCACTATGTCCGCGTCCCAGGGGTTAAGATTATACTCTTTCCAAATGTCCCACGGCTGGATAGCATGCTTTGCATAATCGGACTTACCAACGTTGTAACTCTGTACTTTTTCACTTGCTGACATAACACAATATTATTCTATCTGTTTTGAACTCATTTTTATAAAACTCCCGTGCTTCCTTCACGGTTGGAAACACCCCATCTCCGGGGGTAGGATAATAAGAAGTACGTTCCCCTTCGTTTACTGCGATAACTTTTAAGATAGTAACCATTTTAATTGTTTTTTAAGTTAATACACTCCGCTAGTTCTTGCATGCTCGTTTCTGTGAGTTGGCGCGTGTAGGACTGTCCCAACATACCGATGAACGGTTTGCCATCCACGTACATGACGCGCGATACGTGCTCAACGTTGATAAACTCTACTTGCAATTCACCCTTAACTACGAACGTCAGTTCAATAAAGTTTCCACTTTTCATAATTTTTTTTTTGTTTTTAAATTGTTACTATTTCCTTTTGACATTACAAATATACGGCAAATAACGATAAGTTGTATATTCTGTTAACACCATTTAAGAAATAAATCTCATTTAGTTATTCTGTTAACAGTTAGTTAACATTTGGGGACTTTTACACCCCCTCTGATATCACTCGTTAACAATACGCTCAAACCCTCGTGCGCGCCCTATGCCCATAATGGGCCTGGCTTTTGCCGAACGCGTCCACCCCGGTATTTTAGACATGATAGCGGCTATTTCGCGACTCTCTTTTGCGGTTACGCGTCCCACCTCCATCTCGAACACGTCTGTAGCGATTTGCATGGTAGACACAAAGTCCATCTTTTCCAGTGTAAAGTTTTCCGGGTCTATCTTCGATTCGTCGTATTCTCTAAAGTACATGCGTCGTTCATTCAAATACATCCGCCTCCAATCTGTCGGCACAAGCATATTCAAATACTCTTCTACTGATGCAGTACGGGGGTCGGCTTCGTAATGTTCTTCGCGCCCTTCCTCGGCGATTTCCTCGGCCTCGCGTGATAACAACGTACTTACTTTGCGGAAATACATTTGTACGGCTTCCGCCCAAAGCTGGTCTACATAATCGTCGAATCCTTTCTCAAAGATAAGATGTGTATTGGCGTTTGCCTTGACCTTCACGGGCAAAAAGCGTCTGCCGCCCGTATCGTCTTTTAGGAATTCGTCCCGGTTGGTCGTACCTATAAAGATACACTGCCGGGGAAAGTTCTTAGTAACACGTCCGTATGCCGGTCTAAAGCTATCCTCTGTTTTGGAAATAAAGTTCTTAACGCCTTCAACCTCTGAACGTCTCATTGCTGACAACTCGGCGACCTCCAATATCCAGTTACCTTGCAACTGTTCAAACGCGCCCTTACCGTCCATGCTTGAAAGACTATCCGAGAACCATTGCTTCCCCAACTTTCGGATAAACGTGCTCTTTCCTGCGCCCTGCTCGGACTGTAACACTAACATACTGTCGAACTTGCAGCCCTTTTGAAAGATACGCTTAACAGCTCCTACCATCATAATTCGGAATGCTTCTCGGGTGTATGTGTTATCCTCGGCACCCATGATGTGAATTAAAGCCTTATCAACTCTTTCGATACCGTCCCACTTTAATTTTGTTAGGTATTCCTGCACTGGGTGGAACGAGTTCATTTCCGCGGACAACGCTATGGCATCGTCAATCTTTGCACTATTCGATATGCCGTAAATATCCTCAATATGTTTACGTACGCCCGAATAGTCCACGTCTTGGAAGTCCAAAGAGGTATCTTTCGCGCGCCATGGGGGCACACGGGTAACAACCCGGCGTTCTTTAAATAGGTCTCGCGCAATAAGCCCCCTTAGGTTTGGGTCGTACTTCATTATCAACCCTAAATTCTTTGCCGATGGTAGGTAAGTGCCGCGCTTGTCCGTTTCTAACTTCGCCATCGCGTCCTCGTAGGTAGTCGCTACATCGCTGTCCGTTGCTTCCTCTACTTCTATAACGTCGTCGAAATCGTCCATGATTTCACCGGCCTTAACTGCCAGCATCCGGGCACGTGCCGCGGCTACCTTTGCGTCCTTGTTTACCAGTTCGTTCATAGCCTCGGTGGAGTTCTTCCTATCCGCGCCCTTGTCCAGCTTACCAAACTTGTGTACACGTACCAGGTCGTAGGCGTTGAACACATGGTTACCTTGTATCGGGTCGTTGTTATGGAACGAATAAGCAAACATATCATTAAAGGTAAGCATACCGCCCGATGTGGAACCGCCCGTATACGTCCATCTGTCTTCCTGGTCGGTCGGTTCGTAAACGTCTGATAGGTATTCCGCTATAACCTCGCTAATCGTGTAGGCGCGGCAGAAGTCACCTACGTTACCCTCTTTTAATGTGGGGTCTTGTTGTTCTTTAGCAAGCGTCCGGGCTTCGCCTTTCTCGTCCTTGTGGTACGCCCATTCGGTTGTATCGCTCCAATCCTCGTACATGCCCAAATACTTTTGCACGTCCAAAGGGTTTTCATTGAATGCCGAGTAATCTATAAACTCATACTCTACGTCTTTGGAAACCGACGGGAAAAACATGCAGCGCTCGGGTTGAAAGGTGGTGCGGTCGTACAAGTCGATACCCGTCAACTCTGCGACCTTTCGCGCAATCGCTTCGTATTGTTCCCCGTCCACTGGTTCGGACAACGGAATGATAACACGGTAACGGAGCGTATTCGCCTTTGGGTTGTGCTTGTGCGTCCCGTGAATGATACATGCACAATTAATAACCGAGTAGAACGCCTCCGGGAAGTTCTTCTCTCCGTAGTCAATATCAAGTGCCAAAATAGAGCGCTCCCCGACATTGTTTTTGTTTCTACGGCTGCCGAACAACTCGCCGCCCATGAATGCGCCCACGTCTTTAATTGTACCCTGCTCGGCTTTGCTCGCGCTTATAAACTCGCGGTACGTCTCATCCGTAACGGTTGCCTTTGTCAGCTTCTCGGTCAACTCGTCCCATGAGTAGGAGCGGTTTTTCCATGAAGTAGATTTCGCGCTGCTTGCTGTAGCAATTTTAAAAATCATTTTTCGTAAATCCATAAATTTAATCTTTTTTATAATATTCAGTAATATAGCCTGCTGCTCTTAATGGTATGCCCTTTGCCCAACTCGGGGCGTTGCACATGGCATCACTCATTATTTGCAGCGTCTTCTCTTCGTTTCCATCTTTTGGTATCTCGGCGGCTATCTCATCATGAACATGCAACACGATATTAAAACCTAAATCGAATACCTTAAAAATCGCATTCGCCAGCAAGTCACGGGCTATTGCTTGTACAACGTTCTCGGTTAACTTGCCTCCGTAGGTGTTTAGTTTAACCCATTTCCCGGAAGTTTGGTCTTGACCCATGTAGGATATATCTTCAACTTCAAACGAGCCGTTAACGCCTTCTATGGTGCGCCTCCCCATTCTTGCCGACGGATAAAATAGCTTTCTACCGCTCGGTATTTCGATAGTCAGTGCGCCGCTCTCATATCGGAAAATAATACTTGAAACGTCGTCTATCCTATAAACTTGTTCGCGTCTCGTTCCGATACATCGCTTTGCGCAATCTTCTAACGAACGCCACAAAGATACTACTTTTTTATTAGCTTCTCTCCATTTTGACAATATTTGAGGTTTTTCTTCGTCTTTTAACGCTTTCTTAATATCCATTGTAGTAAGCGCGTTGACACCGCCCCCATACCCCAAGGCAAGCTCGGCAACCTTCCCCCGCTGCCTTAAGTCGTCGCCCTTGTGTACCGGGACACCGAACATTTTAGAGGCGGAAGCGCAATATATATCCGCTTTCGGGTCGTTAAATAAGTCTAAACGCCATTGCTCGTTTGCAACCCAGGCAATTACACGTGCCTCAATCGCCGAGAAGTCAGCCACAGCGAACGTGTACCCCTCGGGGGCGATAAACGCGGTGCGTATAATTTGCGATAGTATATGCGTAGGCCTGTCGTATATAACTTCCATCATATCCAAGTCGTGCAGCTTTGCCAGGTCTCGCGCCCCGTCCAGGTCTTCGATGTGGTTTTGCGGTAGGTTCTGTAATTGGACCAGGCGCCCAGCCCAGCGCCCGGTACGGTTCGCGCCATAGTAACGGAACAAACCCCTAATACGGTTGCCCCGTCCGGCGCTCGCCAGCATGGCGGTGTATTTGGCGTTCGACGTTTTACCTATTTCCCTACGAAGGTCGATAACGTCTAACACTGCTTGCTTATCCTCGTCAGTAACGTTTTTAAGGCTCGCTATGGTCTTTATCACCCCCTCGATGTTATTCTTATTGAGGGAATCGATAACCACGCCTGTACGCTCTTTAATGAAGCCTTTTAACTGTGGCATGGACTTTAGAGAACTTAACCCGAAATCCTTTTCGGCTTTCTCGGTGAGACGCGCTTTATATTCTTCGTCCATATCTTGCGCGGCGTGTGCCAGCTCGAGGTCTGCCAATATACCGTAATCGTTTATTCGTTGGTCAGCTGCATAAATTCGCTGCTCTTCTTCCGGGAACTCAAACCGGGACAACTTACCGAATATCTCCTTTTCCGATAGCACATCATATCGCAAGTAATCTATGAACTCTTTCCAGTCCTCGGGGGCGTGTTCCGGTAAATTACGTGTGCGACCTCCGTTTGTTTTGGTAGGTTTGCACGGAATCGAAAAGTAACGGATAAGGTTTTTGCCCGTTCCCTTCTTCTTATCGTCCAGGTTAAGAATGTTAGATACCGCTTCCAACGATGCAGGCATACCGCAATATAACGACATATTTGCCGTACAGAAAAAACGCATAGGGCTGATGTCAAACCCGTATTCACGCAAACAGATACGTTCAAACGTAGCGTTGTGTGCTACTATCACAACGTCCTCGTTGTTCTGTACATACGCGAACAACTCGTTGAACTCACCCAGCCCTCCGGGCTTTGTTAGGTCAATTATTGTAACGTCCGTATCGGTGTCCCACATGTATCCGCAGAGGAGAATCTCGAAATTCTCGTCCTCACAGTATTTATAGTTACCAGCGCTTTTAATATCGGTTTCGGAATATGTTTCAAAGTCTATAAATAAATGTTTCATAATATACAAAAGGCTTTTGAGTTAATGCCTTGAATCTCTTTCGCGTAACCAATAACCAATTGCAAATTAGGGTTGCTAAACAATATCGCATTGTCTCGGGTTCTCACTAATGTGTGATAATAATTAGCTCCGCTCGGTTGGTTATACACATAGTCTATAAAATACTTCGTTTTAACTTTCATAACTTCTTTGGTTTTAATTGTTATTACTATTATAACGACAAAGGTACGACAATGTTTTTAATAAACAAGAAGAAAGGCTACTAATTGCATTTACTTAACAATTAGTAGCCTTTTAACTTAATCGGCAAAAATAGGCGAGTAGAAAATAAAGCCTCTTTTCTCGTTCAGAATAACGTATGTTTGCTGTGGCTCTTCGTATGCCAGCCCGTGACCCATTGCGAACGCGTCGAAGCCCTTCAAGGAACCGTTAACACAAACCTCTTTAGTATATACCATTTGGTGGTAATGCCCGATAAAGGCTTTATCAATTTGTATTGTTTGGCTCATTTTGGCGTACCAGCGCATCATTGACGGGTAAATACCCCCGATACCGCCAGCCGTGCGGAATTGATGCCCGTGTGCAAATAACACTTTCTTTCCGTACACGTCGATATAAGCAAATTCACTTTCGGGGATAATGAAACTGAATTTTGTCAGCCCCATAAGTGCTAATGTATGCTCTATGTCCTTGTACATAAAATACTCATAATTCATCTCGAAACCGTTGCTAAACTGCATCTTTTTTGTGGTCCTTGAGTGGTTTCCGCATATGCCGATGACGGTTATCTTTTCAAGTTCCGGCAGTTGGTCGCGCAAATACTTAAGTCCCGAAATAATTAGGTTTTTAACAAAGTTAACGCCTCGCATCGGCGACATGCTATTTGTTTGCTCGAGTTCGGGGTGTATGTATCCGCCTATCATATCGCCAATCAAACCGATAACCAGGTTATCCACCGGCTTTTTCTTTATCATGTACGCGGCATTCGCAAAGAAATTAGTGATACGCTTTTCTGCGATATCCTTGTTATACTCGTTTTTGCCCAACACTGTAGAGGCTTTTACCACTTCGTCGGCATGCCAGTCCGATGCGATGAGAAAGCCCGTATTACCCTCGTCAAGTGATGTCTTTTTCTTCGGTGTGATGTCTACCAGTTCGACGGGCGGCGCGTCCTTCTTCAAACCGATAATACCCTTTAGTTCTTCTTCGTTGTAATAGCTTTTAAGCTCCTCTATCAATGGGTCTACCCCAATAATGGGTTGCTGTACCTCTACAACTGTTTTGCCCTCACGAGCTGCCCAATATGCCTTGTTGACCTTATTATACTTTCTCAACGGTTCGCCCGTTGCCTTTGAAATTCTAACACCTTCTGCGTTTACGTACGAATCGTATTTTCCCATTTTTGCTTTTTATTTTTGGGCGGCTGCTACACCGCCCGGTTATTAATCTGTTTAATTGAATTGTTAGTTGAATAAATCGTCGTTATCGTCTGCAAAGTCGAAATCATCAACGCTTGTACCGCCGTCAAGTCTTTCATCGTCTCGGGTCTTCTGCACACCGTTCAAACCTACACTAACACCGTATTTCCCGGTGAACTCATACGAATAAATTGATACGGCAACATTACCCCAAGAGCCACTATAAACCTCGTTCCGGTCTGTGATGTACTGTTTCTTACCGTCAATCACGATAGGAGCGCCTTGCTTCTCTCTGCGCTTTGCGTTGATAAAGTAGCAACCTTGATACTCTGCACCGTCTTTTTCTTCGTCACCGTCTCTTAACGGGTTAGTCCATACCTTCGGGTCCTTACCGTTCAACTTCGGATAACGGGCTTTCATCCCATCAAATTCTTGTTTGATAGCTGCCTTAATCTTTGATACTTCCGGGCTATCTTTCGGAATCAATAAGCATACACTGTAAATTGCTTCTCCTTGTCCGTTGATTTGTTGCGCTTCAAACAATCTAACATAACTCAATCTCGCGTTCTTAATCATTAATTTCATAATAAACTTGTTTTGTTTTTGCCCTCTAATCGGTTCGGGCGTTCCGTTTTTAATTTGATGTTGCAAAGATAACAAATAAATCAATAGGTTGTTTACTCTGTTAACCTTGTTTAACTTTAAAAGTCTTTGGTGCTATTGAAATAGCATAGTCTAAGTCTCTTTGGTCTGCCACCCATACGATAAACTTCGGGTCATTTTTGTAGCATGTTCCAAAGGCATATCTATTTAACTTTTTGATAGCTTTAATCTCGTCCATACTGAATTCCTTTAGGGCTACCAAAAGTTTCTGCATATCTGTAGAGGTTCTTTCAAGTTCTTTCTTGCTCCAGGTACGGAATTGCTTTTTGTTCCAAAACTTTGTTCTTTCTTGAATCTCTTTCTCTGTTAGAATACCGTTGTTACTTTTCATATCGTTTTGTTTTTAAATTGATAATGCAAATATAACGCTTTATCTGATAGGTTGGTTCTTTCGTTAACTTCTTTTATGAATTTAATTCCTCGAAGTCATCAATAGTTGGGCTTAGCTCCTCGCGTTTATCACTTTCGGGGGCTAAAGTTGGCAGCCCTTGTTGCTTGACTATCAGACCGCCAAGCGGTGCGGCGAGCGGTTTCTTGCCTACCAAGCGTTCCAGGTCTCCGATACCTTTCAACTTTCTGTTAGTTACGTCCTCGGTAGATAGCCCGATAGCCTTTAGGCGCTCTATGGCTGTTTCCGTGTCGTTTATGACACGTGCTGACCTACCCTCTACAAGCTTCCACCCCTTGACCTTTTTGCCCCGTGTAGCGGCTTGCATCGCGAAAGTTTTAACTGACGCAAGCCAGTCGGTGAACATGTCGGACTTGCTTAGTATATCCCCTATCTCGTCAAGCGTTAGCGCCTTGGTGTCACCGTAGGTCTCGAACTCGTTAACTAAAGCATCTTTCTGTGCCCTGCATTGGGCTTTGAACTTACAGAACTTACAATGACTACCTACTTTGGTTTCCCCTTGTCCTGCCCACGCCTTTTCAGCCGTCGGGCGGAGTACGTGTATTGCCCAGTGGGTCAAGTCCCGTGCGGACATCTCGAATACCGAGTAATTGCCTAACCGTACTTGTGCGATGTGCATACGTACCTTTTCAATCTTGGCGCGGTGGTGTGGTTCCAAGGAGTTAAGTACCCCGATAGCGTACATCATTAATTGGCTGTTCCCGTTGGCGTCTACTTGTACGCCCTTTCCGTATTTTAAATCGATGATGTTTAGAACCGTTTCGCCTACTATGTCACAGTCACAGCTACCGAAACACTCGGGAACGTATGCGGTTAGGTCGAACTTCCGTTCTATACTCATTTTAGCGCCCTCCTCCAGCTCGTAGATGTCGCACACGTAGCAAACGTAATCGGTTACGTAGTGTTCCATTTCCGAACTATAATATTTGTTGTTACGTATCTCATCGGGTACGGGCAATTCGTCCAATAACGGTAGGTATTCCCCGGCTAAATACTTTTCTATTGCATGCTCTGCCAACTCATGCGCTACTGTTCCTTCTTCTGATGCTGCGCTACTCGTGCTCTCATACGGTTCTTCCAACCGTGCAGACGGTGTGCAGTTAAGCCAGCGGTGCGAACTGCTTGGGGAAAGCAGGGCATGCGCCCTACTTGTGTGGTCTACCTGTACTTTCATTCTTTTTAATCGTTATAGGTTTCAATACGTTGTTTTAATAGCTCGTACTTCTCGGGCTTGATACGCATAAGAGACGCGCCGCCGAACTCCAACATGATGTCCGTTAATTGCGGACGGGTGATTTTCCCGGTTTTCATCAAATCAATCATGAACGCCTGCATGTCCTTTGCCGTTAGAGGCTCGTTTGAGGCTTTTTCCGGGGCTTTCTCCTCTTCAATGGGAGCTTGTATAGGTTCGGGTTCAATCGTCGCTTGTGGGGCTTCTTTTACGGTCTTTGGCTTTACGGGCTTCCCGACAGTTACGGGTTTTCCGATTTCTTTTTTCACTTCTGCAATAGCGTCTGCTATTGTTTCCTCTGCGATAGCTATCGCTGTGGCTTCGGAATTTGCTTCTTTCTTAAATTCTTGAACGGGGGCTGCGGTCTGCGTCGGTTCGTTAAACGTCGGTACGCTTGTACTGGTTACGGGGCCCTCTGTAGGCGCTTCCATAGTCTTAAGGGGTGCGCTACCAAATAGACGGCTCATTAGGTCATTTACAAATTCCACTTCTTGTGCGTTTGTAACGTCAAAATCAATTGTTAACGGTGTAATCTTCATTTTTTTTTTATATATGGTGAATAACTAATTTACGCTTCTTTGATTTGCTCGGCTTCCAAAATGGCTTGTGCAACCTTTATTATTGTCTCATTATAGAACTCTTCCCACTCGTCACAGTAGATATACATTTCCTCGACGTTCACGGGGAATTGGGTGCCATCCAGCCTTTGAGAATAGTAAGAGAATATAAACTCTTCGAACGTCGGCATCTCTTCCACTGCGTCGATAACTTGGTATTTGTCCTTTCTCGCACTTGCCTGCAAATGCTTTTTCACTTCGTCGATGATAAACTCTTGTTCTTTCATAACTTTATCTTTTTAAACTGTTGATGCAAATATAACGCTTTTGCAAATACGTTGGTTCACTTGTTAACCTTATTTAAGAAAATAGCTTCCGTAAGGTCTTGCATGGAGCTGTATGATACCCCCTCGAACTGGTAGCTGTCAAAATGCCCGTCGAAACGTACCTCTGTGAAAGGCGCGCTTTGTTCCGTACCGTTATCATCCAAGAATACAAGGATATGGCTTTTCATCTCGAACTTACCTTCTTTAATCGTTTCACTAAAAATACAGTTAATCGCTTTCATAATTCTACTTTTTAATCGTTTACCTCTTTTTAATAATCAAGTTGTTTTGCTCTATGAAAGTAACTGCCTCCTTCTTCGTTTTGAACCGTTTGGATTGACCATTGTAATACTTCCCGGTTATCGGGTCTATTATGTTTACTTGGAATCCTACCGAGCCGAGGACGGTTACTTTAATAATATGCGCTGACGTTCTCACAATTCTACTTTTTAATCGTTTATTTCCGTTTTAATGTCTTGGTGACCTCATGCCATCCAGGAAACCTTTGTTTCCTTTTGACATTACAAAGATATGGCAAATATCAATAGGTTGTATCTCTTTTTGTGCTAATAAACCTTAATCAAAAGTGAAAAGATGTAAAGAAATAGCCGGCGTAAACTAAAGTGCTGATTTCCAATGGCGTAGACTGCACTGCACAGAAGCACACCTAAATTCCTAAACTTTAATATAGGATATAGTGGTTTATACAGCTCGTTCTATAGTGGTAAATGCTATTTTCTCCAGGATAATGTTTTACCTCCTTTTTACTGTGTATACTGTGCATTTACATATAATGTATTATAATATAGAGAGTTAGAGTGCACAAAGACCTGCACAGACCTACTTTTCTACTGTGCAGTCTGTGTCTAAAGAATGTTAACAAAAAATGGAGAACTGTTAACAGCCCCCCATTCCCTAATTATTTTAGCTTTACCGCTATGTCTATATCTATCTTTGATTTGGGGTTTTTGTTTGATATGTCGTGCTCTATAGCCTTGACCCCCCATCTGAAAAACAAGAACTTTTTCTTTCGTACCGTGATAACTCCCGTTATCGTGTCCCTGCCTTGGTAGCTTAGTTCTGTACTGTCTTGCTTAACCCTCGCTTGTATCGTGTTCCATGCGTCCCGGTATTCCGCTATAAGTTCCCCGGCTACTGTATCGGTACGCACCACCTCCTTTATTACGGTCTTGGTAACGGTACGCGTTGCGGATAAAGCGTCTTTTACACGAACGTTAAGCGCGTCCACCTCTTTATAGAGGTCTGCGTTCGTCTTCTTTAGCTCCTTGTGCGACATCTCTAAGGCTTTGCGCTTCACTGCTGCATCTCCGAGCTTGGTTTTGTACTCTATTTGCACGTCGTTCATCGCCTCAACGTTACGCTCTAAGCGTCCTATTTCGGCCCTTTGCTTCCTTATGGTGTCTGCCATCTTGGTTATTGCACCAAACAGCACCGTAAGGACTGCAAAGCCTATAATTATCTTTTGTAGTTTATTCATAGCGAATTGCATTAATACGGTTCATCCATCCTTTGCGGTATTTCTCGTTTTTGGGTCTCGCCTTGCATATCTCGTCGATGAACTTTGCCCTATCGTCTTTAATCATTTTAAAGAGCGTAGCCGCGTCCATATCGTTAACGGCTGCAATGGTCTGTTTACCTACAATACCGTCCGCCTTCACACCTAAAAGACGTTGCGGGCGCTTTATACCGTGCGAACCCGAAGCCCATACCCAATCAACTAAGATATTTGCTACCGACTGATTTTTAATCTCGTCCGCTTTCCACCTATCCCAGTACAAGGACTTGAAAACGTCGTGCCATTCGGCATCAGATATGTTTTTCAAGTCATCAATGGTAGGGACTTTTTGCCCCTTCCGCTTCTTGTATTCGGTGAATGTGCCTATAGTGATGCCTTTGTTTGTTGCGCACCCCAGGTCGTCCGGGTCGTTAACGAAACCGCCCTCCCACTGTAGGATGAACGGTATTAATTTACTGCTGTTCGCCATCTTCTTTCTCCTTTTCTTCCAAGGGTATTTCAAATTCGCCATCCTTAATCTTTTTCTTAAGTTGGAAATACTTGCTATTCGCTATGCTGTTTAGCACCTTCACGAATTCATTTCCCGGCTGTACTACCCGTAGGTTTCTCGTTATGTTACGCGCGTATATAATAAGGAATATGCCCGTGAGCGCTTTAACTAAAAGCTGATAATCTATCCCAGGCCCCAACATGTTACACGTTAGGGCTACAAAGAATAAAATTACATTCGTCAAAAACAACTCCTTAACTGCCTGCATGGTCTTTTTGTGCTTGTAGGGCTGTCCTTTCGCCCGGTCTGCCAAATAACCTGCCAGCCAGTTCAACGCGGTAACGATAATCACTAAAAATATAAAGTCCCGTATGTCCGTAACTACTGCCAGAACGGTAACAGCAAAGAACGTGCGGAAATAGGTCTCTAATTGTTCTATCACTTGATTAACCCTATACGGGTGTTCGACACTGTACATGCCTTTATAAACCCGTCCGCCTTCATTTGGCAAATCAACGGCTCCATAAAAAGGTCTGCCTTGCCCCGTTCGGCTTCAAACCTTTTAACCTTGCTTGTATCGGGAACGACTACCGAGCCACCATAGGTCTGAATCTTCATACCCGTGCTCGTACTGTTTTGGTCTGCTATTTGCAAATACCGCGCGAAAGCGTAATAGCAGATAACCCTTTCAAGTCCTGCGAAGTTAGACCCGTCCGAGATATATTTCCCGGGGACAGCATCGTACATGCTGCCAATCTGGGGTAATATGTCGAGTAGGTCTGCCTCGAAGAACGCCTTTTCTATCTTATTATCCTTAACGTCCGTTGCTATCTCAAACAACTGGCGGAACAATATTATCGGGTATGATTTCAGGTCTTCCATCTTCTTCAAATTTATTATTAATTTCTGTTATTGACGGGTCAACCCCGAAAACTTGGTACAACTCGCGCGAAATGCGTTGACGTATCTTTTGCAAGCTATTGCGATAGACCTTTTGCAGCTCCTTTATGACCTCGCCCGAAGCGTTAGAATAGGTCATCAGAGAGCTATCAATAAGGGGTAACGGAATGTTATATGCCGCTATGGCGATGTCCTTTCTAAGGGGTTCTACATATGCCTTGTAAAGCTCCCTATCTATAGGACTGCCTAACTGGTCTACCTTGATAAACGGTTTGTCCGTAGCTACGTTTTCATCCCTTACAGTAAGCACTGAACCGGCGTTCTCGCTACCCATCATATCGGCTAATGTATCGCGGAACTCCTGCTGTGCCTGCTCGGTCTCGAAATCACCGTGCGACACGATACTACACATGTGGAAGCCCCTGCCCAAAGTACGGTTAACGTATTTTCCGTTCTTATCTTCCGCGCCCATCTCGTTTCGTACCGAATGGAACGTGCTAAGTGGATACGGGCGCGTTGTGCCGAGGTTCACATATAATAGCTGCCCCTTATGGTTTTCAATACCTCCGCACTCCTCAACCTCCGATGCGAAATTTTCCGGGTCAAAGGTAGGATATACCGTGGAGTTCTGCGCGCTGCTCGTTGCCTTGACGTTCTGCCTATCCCAGTTATTGAACACGCGCCACCTCTTTATGGTGGGGTCTTTCAAATAGTTGTCATTCATCTCGGCACGGACATATTCAAACGGAACGTTGTACACGTTTCGGGGCTTGTAGCCTTCGTGTGTCAACCCATACTGTATTATCCAAGCCCAGCCCCTAAAACGTGCAACATCGTTTGCCGTAGCCTCTAAAACATCGTCCATGTTACAGCCGTTCCCGTTTGTTATTGACGCGAAATCTTCGTTTTTGAATCCCTCGCAAATAATGTTCTCGGTCATTTTCTCAACCGCGGCCGTAGCTGTCTTTGAAGCGTATATAAGTTCTGCTATCTCCTGCGGATATAAGTTGCCGTCACCGTAGTTAATAATCTTATCGCCCATATTAGCGGACAATTTAAGCGCCTTTTCTACAACAAGCGCGAAACGTCTGTAACCTATCATTTTTAAACCTCCTCTTTATTGATTTCTACGAAGCAATCAGCATATGCTGGGTTTTCACGCATAAGCCGTTCCGCAATTTCGTCTGTCATGTTCGCACTCTTATACACGACACCATCGACGTAATGCACGATACGCGCCCCGGGCTTCATCGCCCATCTGTAAACTACCTTAGTTAAATACTTCGTTTCATACCACAAAGATAAATATTCCATATCCATGTGACAATTACGGTCAAGTTTTAGACCAGTCATTGTGTAATACGCATCTAACTTCTCTTGTAATGTTGCAACCTTCGGTTCAACAACGGGAGCAGTGCTTTCGCCCTGCCCCGTGGTATTTGTTTTTTCTTCTGCCATTTTCTTTTTTAATTAAGTTGCTGGAGTAGATAGCGCGTCATAATCTGCTCTACTCATATCATGAACTGTTGTTCCTACCTGCCAATCCTCAACGCCATAGGTGTATGTTATAAATTCGCTCGCGCTGGAATCGCCAGACAACTCGGTACAAACCAATGGAGCGCCCAAACCATAAACGCGTACAACATCGCCGTGGTCTACCGCGATAACGAGTTCCGCGCGCGCTGTCGGACCCACGATACCCATAGGCACCGCGCTGCTTGCCAACGCATAAGCCCCGGAAAAGCTTTTGAACGTAATTGCTACGTCATCCGCCCCTGCCATAATGTCCTGCGACTTCAGGCCTACCGTTACAACCAGGGAGTTGTTAATGCCCGTTATGTTCCAGCCTCGCGCCCCAGTTACCCTCGTTATGGCGGCAAGCCCCGTAGAGCCATCAACCGTAAAACTTGCTATATCCGAAGCGTTAATAAGCTTTGCCGATACTGGTCTACCTAAGTCTGCCCGTCCCGGCGTACCGCACGGCATCGCCAAAGTAGCGGCTATTTTTCCTATACATGCCATATTATTTTTTCCTTTCTTTTTTAGTTAATTACTATCCTACTGCTGCGTCAAAGAGAGCTGCGTAGGCATCCCCGGCCATGCTAAGATTATCCTCGCCAATAACGTTTTCGGGTGTCTCAAGCGTTACGGTAGCCCAAGAACCGTTGTCGTGGCTACTTTGGTCAAATGCTGTCGCACTCATGCCATAATACAACCCGGCTATAGCGGCGCGCTGCGCGCCGGCTGGCTTATACACTATCACAAATGAACCATTAGACATAGCGCTACTAAAGTTGAAATAATCACCTGCTATGCCGTTTGTCACATTTGTAAGGGTGGCGGTGTACGTGAACGCGTTCGGGGCGCCCTCATTAATCTTTAGGGCTTTGGATACAACAAGCGACCGCTTAACCGTGTCAATCTTGTAGGCTTTTGCCCCCGTAACTAAAGTAAGCCCGGTAACTGCACCGCTTACACCGCTCGCGGTAAAACTCGCAATATCCGCTTTATTAATAATAACCGCGCTAACTAAACCAGTCGCGCCGCTGTCGCAATCATAGGCAATTGTGCTTGCCAATTTTGAAATACATGCCATATTATTAAACTCCTACTTTTTCTTTGATTGAATTAACGGCGGCAGATGTCGCACGCATTATGTAATTACCCGCCGAGCCTTCCGGGGCTGCCAGCGTTACCGTCATAAGACTTGCATTCGCGTTGCTGTCCCAGTCCATGCCGGAACACTCCAACGGAGATGTATACCCAACGAACATATTGTTATTGTCTATGTATTCAACAAGGACATAGAACCTCCCCGTTAATAATGAGCGTAAACGCGCCCGTGACATGGTAGTGGAATCTAAACCGGGCAATTTAAACGACACATTAACATCCAATTTTGCCGAAACGTCCATCGTTCGGATAGCCGACGTAACTTGTATGTTTTGCTTGTACCCTTCCACAAGGATAACAGCCCCACCCGAAGATACTGTAGCGGTGAGTATATCTGTGCCGCTCGCGTCCGCGGTCAGCGTAACATCTTCCGCGTGCATCAGATAGATGTTTTTCACACCGACCCGCGGAATAGTACAGCTTACAGTGACGTTTCCCTTAAGTTTATCTAAACAATTTTTTCCCATATTATTTGAAATAAAAAAGGGGCTGGGTTAATATCCCAACCCCTTTAATTAGTAAATGATTTTATTTATTTTCCTGCTTTCGCTGTCAACCACAACTGCATTTTCTCGGGTGCAACCAGCATGGCGTCAGCCGCGAACAAAGTCTGTGAGTAGTAGTTACGGCTCTTTGCGTCCTGGATGAACGGAGCGATAACCGTACCGGCGCTTTCAAGGGCAATCTGAATGTTGTCTTTCGGAGTGAACGCGATAAACGCGGTGTCCAAGCCGTCAACCGTTGCAGCGTTAGAAACGTGTCTCAACTCGTTAATCTTGTAACCCTCGAAGTAATACACCGGGCGGCCGTCTACGATATCGGACTGTGCTACGCTGTTATCACGTGTCTGCAACAAGTTCTTGTACAAGCGCATAACGTTCGACGTAACGAAGAATTCCGAGTTGTCCAGTGTATCGGGGCGTTGTGCGTCAATAGCACCACGCAATGCAGCGAGAACGCCGTTAGTATCGAGAACCAATACTTTTTCAGTCATTTTGCTATCCTTGTACTGCTTGATAATACCGCCGTTAGTGAAGATACCGTAACCAGTTGCTTCTTCCGATACATTACCGTCCAGCCAAGCCAAGCGAAGCAAGTCAGCTTCCAATACCTTCAATACCTCGGACTGGATAAAGCCAGCCAATTCGGTTTCGGAGAAGTTGTCATCCAGGTTGATACCCTTCGCTACCATCTTACCCCACAAGCTTTGCAAGCAAATCTCGATAGGTAGTTCGATAGGTGCGTGCTGGTAATACTTAACCTTATCGGCTACGCTATTATAGAAATATTCTTTGCCACAGCCTGCTGATTTACGCAATGCCTTGTCAGCTGCTGTAAGGGAAACAACGGGCGTACCGTTAGGAATACCGTTCATCACTGTAATACCTTGTGAGATTTCACCAGCCAGTCCGACGGTTAAAGAAATAACCTCGTTAAGTGAGTTGAGGTTCAGTTTGTTAAGGTCTGTAAATGTAAAAGCCATAATCTTTTGTTTTTAATTATTTGTTGTAAAATCTTTTAGCTGCTTCTGCTACAGCCTCTTTAGACAATTTTGTTTCTTTCTTCTTCGGCATATTAACCGCTGGCACACCGGGTTTCGCTGTCGCTCTGCTAAATTGAGCCGTCATAGCCTCCAGTTTTGCGGTGAGTTCAGTAACCGAGGCTTCCAAAGCTGCCATACGGTTTGCAAACTCTTCGGGTACATCGGCAGTAACCGGGGTTTCAATTTCGACTTCGCTGTCTTCTACTTCCTCTTCTACCTTGGCTTCTACGCTTTCGATAACACCGTTTGCAATGGTGATAACGAGAACGCCGTCCTCTACCTGCACTTCTACTTTGCCGTCCGGGTGAACGTTGCCTTCGCTATCGAAAACCTTGTCACCGATAGCCATTGTTTCGCCTGCTGCTTCAATAGTGATACTTGCACCGTCTACGGTTTCAACCGTCTCTGTTGCAAAGCTTGACTTCTTGAATAGAGAAGCGAAAGAACTAAAAAATTTGTTCATCTTCTTTTCGTTTTGATTATTAAATAAGCTTGTGGTGGCTGCTGGAAGACCTACCAAATCGCATGAGTATAACTCAAAAAATTCGGTAACGTCCAGCACATCACCGTTTAATGTCTGATTGTTTATGCCTACCACTGAAACGCCCAACATATCGGGTTCGTTCTTTATCATCTCTGAGATGAATTTTGCCTCGGATGGATATGCGGCTTGTAGGGCTTCGGACAATTCCAAATCGGCGTAGGCTACACCGTCTTCATAAATGAAGTTAGTGAATTTTCCTAAATAGCCGTCCAGCATATCCGCCCCGTTATGGGTGCGCCTGCAGTGGATAGGCTTTAGGTTGCCGAGCGTTACAACGCTTTGAACTGCTGTCTCCGTAATGACTAACGGAAATTCCTTGCCTTCATGTACTCCAAAATTGGTAGTAGCCCCGGCTTGAATAATTCTAAGTTTTTTAAATTTCATATAATTTGTCTTTGTTGTAACTCATGCAAAGATAGGCAGTATCTATTGAACTGCCATCTCTGTACGAGTTAATGGTTTAAAATGTTGCCAGACCTTGAACTACTGACACGTTGTTCTGTCCGCTGTTAATGTCCTGCACCGATACAACGGGGTTAGGCATGCTCATCACTGCGTCAATCACGACCCCGGCAAGCTGGTTAATACTTTCGTTTGATAACTTCATACTTCCAGCTTGCTTAACTACTCGGTTAGCTTCGGAAAGTCCGGCAACCATACCACCATCGGCGAACTTGTAAAGCCCCGAGGTACCGAACGAGTTGCCCCCGTGTGCTTCATTGAGTGCAGACAGTGCGTTAATCTCGGCGCTCGCTGTCTTCTTCATGATATAAACGTTTTCACCGCCTTCAGCCTCGAACACCTGCCCATTATCACCCCAGAACGTTACACCGCCTTGTGCATGGGAGCGCCCGTATATTTGACCACCCTTTGCATATTTCTTGACCGATGTGTTAATTTTCGTATCGGGGTCTTTCTGTTTTGCAATCGTAGCGACTTGCTTCATACCAAAGGCAATCACGATAGCGGCTTGTGCAATACCGAATATACCACCGCTTGCCAGCGCTTTTGTTGCACCTAAGTAAGTATTTATTGTCGCTTGAACAACCGCAAATGCCTTACCGATAGCACTTTGCTCTCCTAACAGTGTTGACATTTGTCCTGCAAGGCCTGCGGTCATTGCCAACTCTGCGTTAACGCGTGCCTTGGTGTTCTCCTCCTTTGCCTTCTCATATTTGGCCTGTATCAACGCGGCGTTAGCTCCTATCTTCTCGGCTGCTGCCATCTCTTGCTCGTATTGCGCATCAAGCTGCATCTGTCGCATATCGAATTCGTTAGTAACTTCTGCCATCTTAAGTTCGTGCAGGTTCGCCGCGTCCATCGCTTCGCGTTCCCTCATTAAGGCGTCTTGTTCCTCTTTACGTTGCATTTCCAACTGCTGTATGCCCAAATTAAATTCGGCTTCCTTGTTGGCGTATTCCTGCTTTGAGATGAGACCTTGTTCCAATCTGTACTTTTCAAGTTTTAAACTTTCCTCTACGTATGCTTTTTCGTTTTCTATCTTCATTCCGATGGTGTCGTTTTCCAGTTCCTTAGCTTGCATCGAAAGGTTAAGAGCCGTTAACGCTGTCTCCATCTGCTTTATAGTAGCCTCTTGCAAGGCGCGCTTTTGATTCTCCGCGTCTTGCGCTGCCTTTACTGCGGCTTGTGCCTTTGCTGCCTCGGCGGCCTTATAAGCTGCTGCGTTGGCCGCTATCTGCGTCTTTACAATACCGCTTGCTTGGTTCTCCAACTCTTTACGCTGTGCGATATAATCGGCTTGGCGTGCCTGAAGGTCCGCAAGTGCTTGCATCTCGGCGCGTCTGTCTTCCTTGCTTGTGTAACTCAATTCGTTTTGCGCCTTGATTTGATTGTACTTCTGTTGCAGCACGTCTATTTCGGCTTTTTCCATCTGCTTGGAAATCGCGATAGCCTTTTGAGCTGCTGCGTTTCGTTCCTCCGCGGTCTTTAGCTGGTCTCCTACAATGGTACGTTGCGCCTCGAGTTCCCTGCGCATCGCCGACAACGTTACAATGTTGTTTGTTTCTGCCTCGTATATTGCCAGCTCCTGCTTGGTGAGTGCTTTGGCTGCGTTCGCTGCCTTTGTGGTCTCCTCGGTAATAAGACCGATAGACGAAAGCAAGTTGACAACCTTTTCCGTTATCCATTCGAAAGCCTTTGCCACACCCCCGAGAAGCTCGGTAACACCGTCCAGTATGCGCGAGAAGATAACTTCAAACGGAGCGAATGCCGCCTTTAGGTTTGCCGCCATCTCACTGTTACGTTTCATCAGCTTCTCAATCGTAGACACGAGAACAAGGATAACGGAAACTACCGCCAATATCGGGTTCGCTTTCAATGTAGCGTTAAACACTTTTAAGACATTAACACCACCCGAAAGAGAGGTAGCCATAGCCGCTGTAGCCCCGGAAAGCCCCTGCGTGCTTGACATCGCCTCTTGGATGCTCTCCGCATAGTTACCTACGTTCCTACGGTTATCGCCTACAGCCTTTTCCATGTCCTTAAGGCGGTCGCTTATCTCTTTTGTTTCGGTCACAAGCTTTTGTCCCTCGTCCGTGTTGTTGCGCGTCGCTGCGCTCATCGCGTTTAGCTCCTTAGTGTTCTTCGCCAACTGTGCCCGGAGCGCGTCTACACTGTCCTCCTGGCTGTTTAGGAGCGTCGTGTTCGTCTTTATCTCGCGGTTGTTATCGGAGATTGAGGCGTTAACGTCCAACAACTGCTTTTTCAATTCTATTTGCGCCTTTGCCGCATCGCCTACCGCCTTTTTATATTCGTCTTGTCCGATTGTCCCGGCTTTGTACGCCTTTCCTGCCTCGTCCAACTGCTTCTTCTCGTCCTTAAGTGCTGCCATTAGCTGGCTCTTTGTCTCGGCCAGTTCGACGGACTTTGCTATAAGAGCGTCCAGCCCGTCGAGGGCGGAAGACGTATCAAATGAGAGGTCGAGTAGAGTAACTTTTTCTGTTGCCATAATCCAAATTATTAATTTTTAACTGCGATTAACGTAACGTTCGCATTTCCCGTTGACGGGTCCCAATTGCTTAGCGTTCTAAGGTAGAACCAGTGGTTAAGCTCACCTACGAAATAAAGCGCGTCGGACTTCATTTTCTGTATATCGAAATACGATAGGTTCATTTTAGCCGTTACCTGCCAACCCGGGGAGAAACGGTCGTAATGCCCTGCTATCGTAGCGCGATAACCGCTCGCGCGGTTGAAATAGTTATCGGGTACGTACGAGCCTGCCAACCTAATCATAGAGGCATATGGTCTTTGTGCACCGGGGTTCACGGGGAACGCGCTCTCACCTACCGTCTCCTGCGTAGGTATGGCGCCACCGTAACCGCCTACCGTCTGCTTAAGCGAGCCTACCTGCACCGCGTACGTTCTTGCGGCGCCAGCGGTTTCTGAAACCTTTATACTTGATTGGTCTATTTTCCCCGTCCAGTCTACCCGGTACGTAGAACTCGTAGACGGGTTGATAAACGGTTTGAGCGTCAACGCAAACGGTTTGGACTTAAATTCATACGTCCAGCAAAACGCTTTGCAGAATGCCTGCACAATACCGAAAGGCGTATCTATTCCCATTGTTTCCACCAAGTCCCAAGCATAGGTCGGGGCGGTAACCGAATTAATCTTGAACGATATGAAATACGCTTCCGTATTCGGCACGGTGGTAATCGGTGTGCCCGAATATACCATAGACGAGGCGGAGGTAGTGAAACCAAAGTTCAAATCGTGTGTCGGTCTTGGCGTAACCAAACAAGACGTAGAACCCGTGCTTACCGGGCTGTACTTGTAATTGCCATCGGGTCTTACCGCACCGCGTGCAAACGCCAAAGCGAATGTACCGCCGTTGCTTCTAAGATAAACCGTAGCAGGAGCAGAAGGTGGGAGAACAATAAACGAATCGTCGGTAAACCTTAAATCGAATTCCGAACCAGTCATGTAGGTAAAACACGTGGCTACCTCGTTGTTCTCCGCTATCATGTAGTTGGCTGCATATACCGAGCCATCCAATCCGTCGTGCGCGCCTTTAAAAACCAATTGGCTTTCCGCGTCCTTGTATTCCCCTGCTGTTTTAGTTACCCGGTCTGCGATGTATGACATAAGCAAGGGCGTTGACCCGTTTGCCGCATATATCGTAGGTATGGTAACGTCGTTCGGGTACGCGTAATTAAGGCTGTCTCTTATACACATCTGACGCTGCCGACGACTCCTTACGT